TCAACTTCTAATAGTTCGTCCAAACCCATATTTTTGTACATATAGGTTGGATAGTTGGTTATAAACGTGTCTTTTGTTGGATATAAAAAGTAGTGCATTTATATATTTCTTTACTTTATAAATATAACCGCCCAACAGATATTCTATCTATATTTATGCTACTCTGCCTACTATATCTTTGGTTGGAAAACGAACTTCAAATACAGATGGATCTATGGATGGATATATAACCTTATCTATTGTGGCTTTTTCGATGTTATATTCATACTGAGAATAATCGCCATCTTTTAGTGTAAGGTTTTTTACACGCAATTGAGTTACGGATTGAACGCCATCTACTTTGGCAATTTCTAACTCAAGTCTGCTAAGATTGATTGGCTGACAGAACTTAGTATTGTTTATGTCAAAATATTGCTGTACCAGTGTTAGGCAATTAGCAAGAACTTCACGCTTATTATAGTTTTTATAAACAATAATGCTAAAGTCCACGCCAATATTGATGACATATCCATCCAACATATTCACACTATCCGTAAGCATTCGATACTGGTTTAGATAGTTTTTCAGGTTAGTACGTACTGCTTCGTTAGTAGGAATCAATCGTTGATTATTGTCATAACATAGCAAATATAGATTTATGGCGAATGGATTATTTTTATCCGGATTAACTTTGTTTACTGTACCAGGTGCAAAACTTCCAGTCTGTATCGAAGAAGGCTGTGCTTGTATGTTAGATAGGTCCAGTTGAGTATCTGTTACTGCATAAACTTTAGCAATAGATCCATATTTTGAAGGCATTGCATATGTTCTTACTTCATAGTCACCTTGCGTTACTGCTCGGTTTTGAGCAGCAAAGTATGCCAGTGCATTATTGCGAATTTCATCGTTTGTTTCTGCGGCTTTTCCTCCCGTCGCTGGTATTGGATTGTTTACCCGGACAGAACGACGTACCAAATTGGTCAAATTAAATTCCAACAACCCCATTTCTGTCAAATCACCGAAAAATTCGACAGAACTTACATTTTTGATTGCATTTGCATTTACGTTGCTTTCTACACCACCACCAACTACATATCGTATCGTCAACGTCGTGTTTGATGGAGCCTGCCCAAACGCTTTAGAAGATAGAAAATTTGATGGATCATATGCAATATTTTCTGCTCTAAAAGTCGTAGGTTTATTTACCGTAAATGCGTTTGGTATAATCAACTCGTCGTCTTTTATGCTAATACCAGACCCAAATTCCAAAAACGTTGTGTTATCTGCATCAACGCCTGTGACAAAACGTTTTGATGTACGCAAATATCTTAACAAAAATGGCGTAGTATCTCTGTATGCGGATAGAGTAACATCATTTTTATAGATATTTTCATAATCTACTGGTACTAAATCTTGGGCAAGATAATCTGTCTCATACCATCTATTTCCATCAGAATCATACACATCTAATACTTCTATTACATTAGTATCATCCAAGTATATTTTTAAAAATGGAACAGGATCAGCAACTGATACAGTTTTTGTTAATATTTGTCCAGAAAATGCGTCTACGCTCTTTTTTAATACAAAAAATTCTGGTTGTCCCGCAGAATTTCTTTGAAAAACAGAAATTTCGAGTGGATCGTTTTTTGTATCTACTGTAAAATCTACGGGCGAATTGGTCAAAAATGTTACGTTGGTATCACTAGTGGTAGACATTCCTGGTTTTATGATTTGAGCATAATTTAGATCTGGAACCATTTCTCCATCGCCGTTAGATTTTGCGGGAACTAGTTGATATACGTCCAATCTCGTAACTGACGGTATTGTTGCCTTTGCTTTATATCCTACCGATTTTGCCGCATCAATAATGTTTTTTCTTTCCTCGGAATTTACTAACATAGACTCCTTGAATTGATAATCTATGTAATATGATAATACGTCACCAACATACGCCGCCATTTCCATAAACATCATTCCAGTAGATGCTTCGCTAAAATCTTTATATGTATTTGGATAATACGTCTTGGCAAAATCCATCAACGACTGTTTCAGTTGAGAAAAGTCTTTGTTTAGATACTTAATATCTTTCTTATCCGGTTTGAATGATTTTGGTGTATCTAATATCATATGTTGCTGGTGTTCATTGAAACTTCCAAGGTTTGTTGCTGTGTTACTCCAATACTAGGAACAGTGAATAACACTTTGACGCCAATAGTGTATTTATCTTTAAATTCAGAATCGTTAGTGCTTACTTGAACATCATTTACATTGACATAAGACATCCATCTCGTGATATCTTTTCTGATTGTATTTTCTATTAACGCGGAAATATCGTCGGTATAATTTTCAAATAATACATTCCACAACCCAGAACCAAAATCTGGATTCATTCTTCGCTCTCCTTTTTTTGTGCGCAACAACAAATTCAAGTTTGATTTTACTTGGTCTATTATGGTGTAACTTTGGTTAAAATAACCTTGTGGCCCATGTGTTATGGGTAAAGTTATGCCATAAGGTTGTATTGCTGTTGCCATTTATTTTACATTGGACGCTTGGCCTTCGCCTTAGCATCGACTGCTTTTAGAAGTTTTGAATAATCTCTGGTCAATGCGTTTGCAACCGCAGCAACCTCCTTATTTTCGTTTAATGCCTCTTTTGGTAAAGTTTTTATTACATCGATTGCAGAAGGTGTAGAAGTTTGTTCTTCTATAGGAACACCGCCGACAGTTTCATTTAATACCTGGTTCAATAATGGATTTTTTGTATACATTTTAGGTGCTTGAACTGTTTGTTTTTTTACAGGTTCCTCTAACCCAACGTTGAAGTTTGGTTTTCTTGTTGGAGCTTGGTCGGATTGCTTTCTTGTCTCAAGTATTGTTGCCGAGTTCTCTGTCATTTTTTCTGCAAGCACCTCCATCAATAACTGCGGAAGAGCATTATGAACTTCTTCTTTTACGATAGTTCTTATAATATCTACTAGTTCGTTCTTTTTCATATATATGGTTCTTTATATAAATATATAGTATTTTTAATAATCAGCCGGTTGGCGGAAAGGTAAATGATTTAAGTGTAGAACCTGCGGTGGATGTAAATTCGCTCGTTTTTATATTTGAAGTTGCCAATATACCTTCTCCGACTTTTGGTGCAATATTGCTAACATCCGGAAATCCGGATAAATCTGGTTTTGGTGCCGGTATTTCTATCGTTTCACCGTCTTCATTTGTTGTAGTTTGGGGCGGATTTAAAGTATTAAAGTTGCTCAAAAACGAATCTTTTGCTCCACCTACTACGCTATTAAGTTGACCTTGTAGGTTGTTTACTCCGGTAGAATCAATCGCCGTTTGCAACTGACCCAATGCTTGACCTTTAATGTCGTCTACGACACTACTTAACAAATGTTTTAATAATTCGGAAGGATTTGCAGACATTGCTGCTTTTATTACGGACACTGCTGCCAACGCCATTCCCATGTTTATTTTTAATCCAGGCACAAACGGAGGAACTATACTTTTATATTTTGCTATCTGTTCGGCTATAAACTTAGGACCAGCACCAAGATTTATACCGGCTAAATCTATGCCTGGAAATTCTGGCAGTTTGGGGAAATTTAGACCAGTCAAATTTAAATCTATCTTTGGCATGCTGGCGTTAAATCCAAGTGTTTTAAGCGCGTCTCCAACGGGAGGTAAAGATGTTGGAATTCCCAGTGAAGATGCCGCGCCTCCTATGCTCGTGGGTACTCCCAAACCGGACGCTGCACCTCCTATACTTGTCGGTACTCCCATAGTTTGTCCAATTCCACTCAAATTCAAGCTTGCTGGACTAGATATTGGGTTTGTTATACTTAAACTCGGAGCACTAATGGATCTTAAAGATAAATCGGGTGCTGTTCCTGTTAAAAATTTAGGGGCACTTGTTCCCACACTTACCGAAGGGGTACTTACACTTATTGAAGGCGAAGAAAAAGTGGTAGATGATAAAGACACGGACGGAGCCCTTACTACAGATAGTGCATTCATATTATCCTCCCAAGAATACTCTACTACTTAACAGTGAACTTAACTGCGATCTTAGTGCAGTTAAGCTTATTTGAGATGCATACAGCGATTGCATTTGTTCTGCCCACATCGCCATAGCTGGCGGAAGAGATGGGGTTGTTGGTCCAACTTTGGTCATATGAAAATGCGATATTAATGCAGTTAACATCTGTATTTGGGTATTAACGTTCAATAACATCCAGTCGCACAACGAATACATCCATAACACGGTAGTTCTTCCCAATAATGCCGGTTGATCATTTGGTCCTTCGGTATTAAAATTTAAATATATCTTTGGGGCGTTTAGCGTCATTATTCCCTTATTGGACGTTATTGTTGTGTTCCCGTAAGAATTCAAGGAAAGCACTTGATCCGTGGAGATTCCTATCATTTTCTTGGAAAAGAATAGCATTTCGTTTGCCTTCGAAGAAAATACCAATCTATCGCTGTTTATTACGATTTGGTCACCATCTAATTTTGGAAAAGGAATACCTTTTGTTACATTTACCATTCCCGTCGTAGTTGCGGGAGAAAAACTTGAAATTGTTTTACCCGATGTAATATGTAAAGAAGACCCATCTTTATTTATGTCTTCTATCGTATAACCTTTCCCTGTGTATCCTTGTGAAAGTTTTATCGGCGCTTGTCTATTTCGTATAAGTATCATCGGGTTGCCACCATTATCCGAATATTCTCCAAGTCCATTATCATTTCCGCGATTGTTGTCGTATGCTCCAAATCTTATAGACGACCCAAATCTTGATTGTAATATGGTATCTCCCTCATACGATTTCAATCCGCGTATTTTTGGATTAAACTTAAAATAGCTCCCCAATATTCCCGTATAATCATCTCCCCCCGAAAAATTAATTTTTGATTCCGGACCCGTATATCTACCATCGGCGGAATATTCGTTTTTATTTCTTTCAACTTGCCCCGACGTTCTTTCCGCAGAAAAATCTGCATTTGAATTTATCGTGGAATTTACATTAAGTTTTCTGGTATAAAAATATTGATCTCTGTATTTTCCAACGATTACTATTTCGTTCATTAGGGGATATTCTACAATACCCGTATTTTCCATTGGAAATGCCCAGTTAAGCGTTTCTTTTTCTTCATTAACTTGGCTGTTTAAAAATCTAAATCTTACTCTTCCTATCCAAGAATAGTCGTTGTCGGATGGATTTGGCTCACTTCCGTCTATGTTCGGAGGCCAAGTATCGACCGATAATATGCCCGATGAAAATATTGGATGGGTTTCATCCAACACAACATCTAGAACCACCGCTTCTTCCAACTCATAAAATAAATTTGTATCTGGTTTTCTTTCTATGACAAAACGTTTTGACGCAAGCATATCATCTTGCTTAGTATTTTGTTCCGCACGCCTGTCAACGGTATTATATGCCATAATTTATTTAACCTTCTTTTCGGTTACTTCCGGTTTTTGTAACTGTTTGGCGGTTTCTTCTACGGTAGCCATCAACTGCTTTCGTTCTTCTTCAGTCAACAACATAGCACCACCTTCGCCTTCTGCTCCACCCTTGCCACTCATTAGTCGTTGTATAATAGCAGCAAGTTTGATAAGTTGTTCATCGTTTCTTACACCCACATCAAAATATTCTTTCAATAATGGCACAATCATGGTGGCATCATTGATGGTTTTTATCATTTCACGCAAATCTGTAATCAGAATATCTATCTGATTCTTCTTTTCTTCGCTGTTTTTGACGATGTCTTTACACAGGTCGGAGAAGTTTTTGCCCTTAAAAATCTCTATGTCATTATCCATGACTATAAATAGTATTTATAATATATATTTAGATTTTTGCCCCGCTGATTGTGCCACGATTTAGATATTCTTCAGCGATGTTTTGCTGGGTAGCCTTCATTTTATTGATGACTTTAGTGATTTTCTGCGTTTGGCAGTCGGCGATTTCTCGTATATATAAATAAAGTGCCTTTTTATTGAATACATCAATGCGGTCAGCGTTTCTGAATATTTCTATAACAGCGTGAGCAATCTTTAGGTCTTTTTCCTTGTTGAACATCTTATGTACGTTCTTATCCCAGTAATCTACCATTAGTGCTATAAACTCGCGTGTTTCACTCTCTTGCTTTTCGTGTTCTGGCTCTACTACAAACTCACCGGCATCGCCTGCTTGCTCACATATTTCAACGTGCTTCTTGAACCGCTTATATGTTGTATTATTATCTAAAATAAACCAGTTCTTGGCAACAATGCTGAAGTAACTAAATGCCTTACCCTTACCTGGCTCATATTTGTCTATATTAGCCACCATATGCGATATAGCCTGCTTTTGTATTTCCAGAGGGCTGACATCCGCATAACTAAACTTGAATGTGTTATAAACGTTTTCTGCTATCTTAAAGAACGCTTGCTGAATATGGTCGTTGTATATTCTATCTTTTTCTCTGGAATCTGTTGTTTGGTTGTATGCTATGATCGCTGCTTCTGTTTCTGGGGTAAAATATACATTTGATACTTTTGGTGTGCCGTCTTTTTGCTTATTCTTGGCACCTTTTGGTCTGCCCCGTGGTCTCTTCTTTGGTTCAATCGGCGTATCGTTTATTACAACCGGAACAATAATCTGCTTTTTTATCTTTGGTTGCTTCTTGACCTTTTTTATATTTTTGGACGCTACTCGTTTTACCTTTTTGACGAGTTTTGTTTTTTTAGCATTCTTCTTCAGTTTCTTTTTTTTCATATATTATTTTATCTTCTCGTCAAACTCTTTGATTATCTTTACGATTTCAGAAAACACAAATCCTACATCATCGTCCTTCTCAAACAAGTTTCTGTCATCTACCGCTTTTATTCTGTTGTATACATCAGACACTTCGATTCTAAACATATCAAGCCACTCTTCGTATACTTCCATCTTTTTGAGTAGATTATAGCACGCATATCCCAACGCACAAGTCGTTAGGAAGAATATAACCAGCAGAGTTATTAGTAACCACATAAAGAGTATTATTCTTCGTCTTCCTCTTCTTCATCTTCGTCGGGATCATATCCAAGTTCTTCTTTGATGATGCCCAACGCATCTTCGACTGAGGGCCAACTGCGGCTTTCTAGTGCGTATTCTAATAGTTCTTTTACTTCTTCTAGGTTATCTGGGTCAATATTCATAGTATTTTCCATCCTTGGTCAACGAGTTCCAATGCCTTCTTGTATTTTATATATTGTGTTTCACCATTTTTTTCCACAACAACCTTATCATTTCTGCCGTGTTTTACCTTTTTTTCTACCGGCTTGATGAACTTGACGCCAGGATCAATCATTAGTCTGCCATTCAGATGGTCGATTTCATGCTGAACGCAGATTGTTTCTAATATACCAACATCGTCATATACGCTCTTTTCTGTTGGCGGGTTTGTATCTGGACCAAATGGGATAGGGTTGGCGTGGTTAAGAGTATTGACGGTTACTTTCAACTTACGCATCGTATTACAACTCTTGCCCGGCAAACTTAGGCAACCTTCAAGATAAATGATATTTTCATTACTAACTTCTGTTATAACAGGATTCATCAACACAACTGGCGGTTGATCTTTTCTGGCTCTAATAACAGAAACACTTTTTGATATTCCTATTTGATTGGCAGATAGTCCAACTCCACCGTGGGGCAAACTATCTAAAGTTTCTATAAGCTTGTTTGCTATTTCTTGACCCTCTTCAATAGAAGATACAGGTGTTGTTGGCTTATGTAGAAAATCTTTATCCTTGACTATTTTATAACTCATACTATGTGAATTTTTTGTTTTACAATTCACATATATATCTAATAGTTTTATTTTGTCAAATTATAATAAAACAAATTATGGCTGTGGACGACTAAAATGTTCATAGTCCCTAATAAATGCTTCTGGAGGAGCTTCTGTGCTACCGGCTTTTACAGGTTCTATTCTGTTTTGTAGTTGTTCGTTATATGGGTCTTTTTGTTCTATTTGCTGAGAAGGTTCTGGTGTAGGTTCTGGAGTCGAACTTGGTTTTGGCTCTGGAGTAGCAGAAGGAGTGGAAGATGGTGTTATTGTTGGTTCTGGTGTAGCCGTTGGATTGGGCGTTATAACTGGCGTAGCAACTGGCAAAATCTGCTCTTTCTTTTTTCCTACTAATGTATTATACGCCAGAATCAAACATACAGCGAGCGGGTCAAACACAAGCATGATAGACCATATGAAATAATTTACTGCTGTATCTAATGGTACGCCAAGACTCTTGGCAATAAACTTGAATGTGCCTACGTCGGTTTTTACTATCTTGTCTTTATAATCTGTGTTTTGATTACGTAATGTTTGTATTTCGTTTTGATATTCTATTACTTTTTTCTTTCCTGTCTCTGCCAGTTCATCCTTTTTGCTGTTTAGCGATGATACTTTATTGTCAGACTCTTTGTTGTATGCGTCTATAGACGCCATTATTTCTTCAATATCCTTTTCAAGTTTCTTGATGTTTGCTTCTATATCTCCACGCTGACCTTTGCTTCTAGTTTCTATTACTGCTACACGGTCATTATACTCTTTCATCTGCGACGCATATTGCTCACGCAGTTTGGTTATTCTGTCTTGTGATGATTTTATTTTTTCATCTATTTCCGCACGTTCTTTTGTTTGACCTTCTTTTACAACTCTAGCTTGGTTTAGTCCATTTTTACCAAACAACCCACCTGTGCCTTGGTCCATCCATTTCTGAACTTCTTTGTCTAATATTTCCAATCTGGCATTGAATAATTTTATCTGCTCAAGTTCTCTGGCTATATCAGTATCAGTTGAAGATTTGGATATTTCAAGGGCTTGCTTTGCCGCTGCTATATCTGCCGAAGCATCCTGTGTTGTATTTGCTGATTTACGAATGCTTTCTATCTGTTGATTTTTCTGTGCTACAATTTGTAATTTTTGTTCTATGAACTTTTTTCTGTTAGCATCAATGCCTGCTATTTCTTCTGAGTTATAATCAGACTTCTTGATAGTTTCTATTTCTTTCTCAAACTCTGCTATCTTGGTGTTATTAGATTCTATGTTTTGTTCATATCCTTGAACGGCAATAGATGTTGCTGTATATCCAGCACTCAAATATCCATATATACCAATGGAAGTTATGCCCATCAGAAACAGTGTGGCAAGCAACATATATGTTTTCATCCACCATCCTATTTCTTTCCATTTTTGCTTTAGAAATGTGGCGGTAATAATTTTACCAATCTCAAGGGCAGTTCCCATTATAATAATAGACAATCCACCGCCAACAAAAAGCAGCTTCAATCCTATGATGCTAAAATACGCACCGCAGATTGATATGGCAATGCCGCTTAATAATACTAAAAATGCTAAGATATTCATGTTATAATAAATATCATATATAAAAAAATAACCCCAAACTTTTGATTTGGGACGATGTCTTACGCGGTGGCGTCAAAAAACTCTACCGTTTTGGCAGTTTTATTGTCTTCGTGCCATTTTATTCGTGTCTGGCACTTTGCGTAATAATCATTACTAATTTCAGAACTATAACACTTTCTATTTAGATGTTGGCAAGCAATATATGTTGTAGCAGAGCCGCCAAATGGATCAACTACAACGCCGCCTTCATTAGTATGCTTCTTGATAAGATCCTCAAACAGTTCTAGCGACTTTTGTGTAGGATGAATACGGTCAATCTCACGCTTGCCCTGATAAATAGGATACTTATAAATACCATTATCGTACTCGGAGTTGAATGTAGCCTTTCCTCCCTTTACACAAGAAATGGCAATTTCACGAGCATTGCTAAGATACGTTGCTTTCGAGTTGATAGGAACAGGGTTGGTTTTTACCCATTCAATAAAACGCAGCTTACCAAACTTGTGCTTTTCAAGCAGCTTGCTCAATGTCTCAATCTTCCAAAGATCAAAAAAGATGATACACGAACCACCATTCTTTAATACACGGCTAAACTCCTTGATAAACTCTTCAAGAGTTTCTAAGGTAAAGTTGCTATCCCATTCACCATAATCTGTTTGTATAGCATACTTACTGCCATACTTCGCCTTTTCTTTAGTTGCATCATCGGCATTGAACAACGCATCCATACCCGTCTTCTTGGAGATAATATAGGGCGGGTCGGTCAATACAAGATCAACAGACTTGCTGTCAATCTGTTTGAGCATTTCTACCCCGTTTATGTTATGAAAACCAAGATCCATAAAAGTACTATACCATAAAAACTAAGGTTGTCAATCGTATAAAAAAACAACCCCGAAGTTGTATTATGGACCATAACGTATGATGATTCTTACATTACTTGGTGCTGAAATACCTGTAACATTAACAAGTGCTGAACTACTTTCGGTTGAACTAGTCATTCCATCGAAGGTACGTGTGGCGACAACTTTGTATGTTCCACCAGTATCTATTACGACTGGTGATACGGTGTATGTCGATAATGTAGCACCAGATATAGCCACATTATTTCTATACCATTGATATGATATTGTACCTGCTCCAGAATCTGTAACAGGCGGGGCAGGTGTTGCGGACACGCCGCTTATATCCTGAAAGCCAGTCGTTCCTCCATTGAGGAGCGTACTGAATGATAGTGGTGTTAATGTACCGTTGGTTGTGTTTATTATATACCACTGACCATTGTCAAAGGATTGACCATACAACGTAGAACCGGCTGGACCGAAGGTGATCTGAAGCCTGCCTATTATCGGAGAACCAACTGTGCCTATATTAGTGGCAGCTATAGTACCACTTAACGGACCAGACGGCAGATTCAGATTATAAAACATAGAACCGTTGGAAGTAGTGGCATATAATGTACCATTACTAGTAATGGCTATGTCTCCAATATAATTGTTGTTTGTTGTAGGTATACCGCCCATAAGCGTAGCGGACGAAATGCCATTAGAAATCATTGTAGGGGTTCCTGAGCCGTCATATTGTAATGCAACTCGTACCAGCATATGTGTACCCGGCATAATATACCAATAAGCATTATTCCAATATGCTCCGTTATCTGGTCGGCTGGTGGTCAATTGCCCTAAATTGACTGGTGTAGAATTGGCAGATTGGTTCCAATACCACAGAGACGCCAGACCACTTCCACTCGGATTAGGTGCCGCAAAAAATACTTGACCTCGGGTAGTATCAAACGCTATTCCGTTTATTGCGTTTGTTGATGTAGCACCTACAAGAGTAGACACATCTCGCACAGCCCTCTTTGTTCCAGTATCGCCGATTTCATAAATATTGTTGTCTGTACCAACAGTATAATAATACACCGATACTGATGCGAAGGATGACAGTGTAAGTGTATTTCCAAACTCAACACTTGTAGCAACAGGCTGAACGGTAAAGATAGGTGCCTTTAATGTTCTAACAACGTTTACTGTTGCCGTATTGCTGTCTGTAAAACTGGATACACCATCTATAGTACTGGTTGCTCTAAGCTTATACGCACCAGAGTCTACACTAGCAGCGGCACTCGCAGTATATGATCTAGAAGTTGCGCCTGTTATAATAACATCATCTTTGTACCATTGATATGTTGGAGTTGGTGTACCAGTAGCCAACCCAGATAATGTAAATGATTGATTGAGATCAATGGTCACGGAGGATGGTTGAGCAGTAAATACTGGTGCCGCAAGAGTTCTAACTACGGTTACTGTTACTATATTACTATCAACTGAACTGGATGCTCCGTTTAGTGTATTGGTGGCAACAACTTTATAATCGCCGCCATTGGCACTAACAGCAGAACTTACGGTATATGATGTAGATGTTGCTCCAATTATAGCGACGTTGTCTTTATACCATTGGTATGTTGGAGTTGGAGTGCCAGTCGCTAATGCCGATAGTGTAAATGACTGTGTAAGATTTACTGTTGCGGCGACGGGTTGCGTAGTAAATGTGGGCGGCACCAAAACTTCTATGACAGTAACTGCCACTGCATTACTGTCCGTAGACACTACTGTTCCGCTAACAGTATTACTTGCTGATACTTTGTATGTGCCCGCGTCAGCAAGAACTGCCGATGATACTGTGTATGTAGCAGATGTTGCACCCGATATAGCAACATTATTTTTAAACCATTGATATGTTGGTGGAGAGTCGCCCGTTGCAAGAGATGATAGTGTAAAAGATTGGCCGACAGATGCGTTAATAGCAACTGGTTGTAGTGTAAAAACCGGCGGATTGACCACACTCAAAGTTGCAATATTTGAAAGACTACTCCCTAACGAGTTACTAACTTCTACGGTGTAAGCGGCGGAATCTGATATTGTAACATTCGCTAACACATACGATATAGATGTTGCACCGGCAATATTCGTTCCCCCTTTTTTCCACTGATATGTAAACGGGGCTGTTCCGCTGGCGGTAACATCAAAGGTGACAGTCTGACCAACTTTAGCAACCGGACTAACATCTTGAGCATATGCCATACTGCATAATGCAAGTATATAAAAAAGTATCTTGATATAGTTCTTCATTTTGGCTTATATTGATGGTAGGCAGCATTTTGTCAAGATAATAAAAAGCCCCGCAAAAATGCGGGGCTTTAGGGGTGATGGACTTATCACCCTCCACCAGTCAGTTTGTGGAGCCACTGACAACCATAACCACTTTCATTAGACTATATACTGTTGTATATTTGTCAAGGGGATTATAACAGTTTGTGTGTCCTTGGTCTTTGCTCCTCAATCTTCAGTTTAGGAAGATCAACTTTTATTGTTCCGTTTGTGAAGTCGGCTTTGATCTTATTTTTGTCAATGCCTTCGCCCACGCTGAACGAGCGTGTGAAACTAGAACGCTTAATTTCTTTATATAGGTACTTTCCTTTAGTTGTGTTTTCATTGTTAGTTTTTTTACCTCCTCGTATTACAAGCGTGTCGCCCTCAAGATCTACAGAAACATCTTCCTTACTCAATCCAGCAACATCTGCTTCAAGAACATACTTGTCATCATATTCAACAACGTCTACTTTTGGGTAACTGTGCTTGGTATAAGATCCAGCGTAAGGTGTTACGCCGAAACTGTTGAAAACATCGTCAAATAGACGATCAAATGGGGTGAGAAACTCATCCCGTGTATATCTGCTTAGTGT